CTGAGGAGGTGGTCCACGGTCTCACCAGCGGCCTGACAGATCCGCAGCGGCAAGTCTGGGACGCTGACCACCGCTTCAAGCTGCTTTGCTCAGGGCGGCGTTTTGGCAAGACCTATCTCTGCATCACCCGGCTGATCTGCTGGGCCATGGAGAAGCCCGGCAGCCTCTGCTGGTATGTCACCGCCAACTATCGGATGGCAAAGCAAATTGCCTGGCGTCAGCTCAAGACCATGACGCCCGACAGCATGATTGCCAAAAAGAACGAAACCGACCTGTCGATCGAGCTGGTCAACGGCAGCGAGATCGCCTTGCGCGGTGCTGACAATGAAGACTCTCTCCGGGGCGTGAGCCTGTCAGCCTTGGTTGTAGATGAGGCCGCCTACGTCAAGCAGACGGCCTGGGAGATGGTGCTGCGCCCGGCCCTATCAGATCAAAATGGCCCGGCTTGGTTTATCACCACACCAGCAGGGCTCAACTGGTTCCACGATCTGTGGGAACAGGCCCAAGATCAAGACGACTGGGACACGTTTTCGTTCACCACCATCGACGGTGGCAACGTCTCCGCTGAGGAGATCGAGGCGGCACGCAACACGCTCGATGAGCGCACCTTCCGTCAGGAGTACCTGGCCAGCTTTGAGACGCTATCCGGCAGGGTTTATCCCGGTTTCAGTGATGACAACATCTCGGAAGACATCAAGGACACTGGCGGCCCGATTTTCTGGGGGACTGACTTCAACGTCAGCATCATGGCGGGCGTTCTGGGCAGCAGGGTTGGCGACACGCTGCACATTTGGGATGAGCTAGCCGTCAAGCAGTCGAACACCGACGAGGTGTGCGCCATGCTCAAGGATCGCTTCCCCGATCGCCAGATCATTGCCTATCCAGACCCGACAGGCTCTGCCCGCAAGACATCATCTGCAGGCCGGACGGATCACGACATCATTCGGCGCTTTGGCTTCAGCTGCATCAGCCCTAAGGCGCCATGGGCCGTCAAGGACAAGATCAACGCGACCAACTGGATGATCAAAACTGCCAAGGGCAGCATCCGCCTCTTTGTTCATCCACGCTGTAAACACACAATCAAGGCGCTCAAAAATGTGACGTTCAAAGATGGCGCTGAGGACTATGTGATCGACAAGTCGGCCAACATTGAGCACTGGACGGATGGCCTTGGTTATTTGATCCTGGGTGCCTTCAATCCGCTCCACGAACGTGCTGGACGGGGCACAGGGATTCGTCTTTACTAAACTCACGACATAGGGCGGGATCCGGCTGTGTATTCATCTGCGACGACATCAGGCCGGAAGCGTTCCGGGAAGGTCACGGAAGTTGCTGATCCGAGCCTGGAGTGGATCGGGATGGAACCCCATTGGGAACTCCCCGAAGCCCTCCAGGGCGGCACTTTCTCCGTGCGTAAAAAACATCGCAAGTACCTTCCGCAAGAGCCAAGGGAGCTTGATGAATCGTTTGACGCCAGGCTCCAGCGTTCAGTTTTGCAGCCTTACTTTGTAAGGATCGAAAGGTTGTTGGCGGGCATGTTGACCCGCAAGCCTGTGCGCCTCACTGATGTCAGTGATGTGATTACAGAGCATCTGTTTGATGTGGATCTCGGCGGAAATAATCTCGATATTTTCTTGTTTGAGACCGCGAAGAAGATGATCCGCTACGGGCACATCGGTGTCTTAGTGGATGCGCCGCGTGCTGGTGATAATGGCCGCCCGTACTGGACCGCGTACACCCCCAGGGACGTGCTAGGCCATCGCTCAGAGATTATCGACGGCCAGCAGAAGCTCACCCAGCTGCGCCTTCACGAGCAGATCGTGGTTCCTGAGGGTCTCTACGGCCAGAAGCAGATTGAGCAGGTCCGCGTCCTGACCCCTGGCGCTTTCGAGATTCACCAGAAGGATGACAACGGCGACTTCAAGGTTGTTGACGAGGGCCAGACCAGCCTCGATGAGATTCCGTTTGCCGTTGCTTACGCTAACCGTGTTGGTTTACTTGAGTCGCGCCCGCCGTTGGCTGACATCGCTGAGCTGAACCTCAAGGCGTATCAGACGCAGAGCGACCTGGACAACATGTTGCACATCTCGGCGGTGCCGATGCTGGCGCTGTTTGGGTTCCCTGCAGCAGCAGAAGAGATCAGCGCAGGTCCAGGTGAGGCCATGAGCCTGCCCGAAGGATCCGACGCCCGCTACATCGAGCCTCAGGGCAACAGCTACGACGCGCAGTTCAAGCGCCTCGAACAGCTAGAGAATCAGATCAACACTCTGGGCATGGCCGCCATCTTGGGCCAGAAGCTCTCAGCCGAGACAGCCGAGGCCAAGCGGATTGACCGCAGCCAAGGTGACAGCACCATGCAGGTGGTGGCCCAGCAGGTGCAGGACATGATTGATAACTGCCTGCGCTTTCATGCGGCCTACATGCAGGAACCGCAAGCTGGCAGCGCGTTCATCAACCGCGACTTTGTTGGCGCACGTCTGGAGCCGCAGGAGATTCAATCTCTGCTGCAGCTCTACACCGCAGGCACGATTACACAGCGCACGTTGCTGGAAGAGCTGAGCAAAGGCGAGGTGCTTGACGACCTGGACGTGGAAGAGGAGCTGGAGGCCACACAATCCGGCGGCCTGATGGAGACCCCAGAACCAGAGCCAACCCCTGAACCTGAGGAGGCAGAAATGCCAGAACCAGAGGAAACTGAGGAGGAGTCAGAAGGTGCTGAATGATGGGTTGGTTGGACAAACTGCACAAGCCAAACCCGCCTAGAAAGCAGCTGCTGTTCTTTGCCCAGGAAGAGCTGGCCAACGAATACTTTGCGGTGATCAGAACGACGTGGTTTGAGCAGGGCAAGATCTGCGCCGTTACTGAGTCGCATATTCACACTTACGATGACGCAGTGATCGCTGAGTTCACGGGCATCGTGGGCGAAGCGTTGCGCATGGGCGCAGATGTGTCGGCCTTGTCGATCGCTACAGCTGAAGAACTTGGGATCGAGCCGACATGACGACGCCTGCCGAGCTTTACCGTAACGCTGTCGATCTGAACAGGTTCAGCAACGGCGTTGCCCGGCAGATTGCCGCGACGTATAACGACGCCGTGCTGGAAGTTTTGAATCAGCTAGCGGGGCTTGATGCTGACACTGCGCCGGTCAAGGCTGCACGATTGCGCGCGTTGTTTGCTCAGCTGCAAGGTTCCCTTGATAACTGGGCGGGCCAGAGCACTGAGTTGATGATCGAGCAGATGCAGGGCTTGACGGAACTGCAGACAGAGTTTGTGGCTACAGAGCTGCGCGAGGTGTTGCCGGAGTCGGCGGCTCAACAAGTCAAGAGCGTGCGCGTTAGCCCTGAATATGCGCGCAGCGTGGCGACAACTGATCCGATGAAGTTCAACTTCGTGGCCCTCAGTGATGATCTCGAAGCCGTGGTGACAGGTGCGCCGCAGGTGGCTCAGCTGACGGCAGCCAAGGGCACGAGCATTGTGCTGCCCAATGGTCGATCGCTGCAGCAGTCATTCAAGGTGTTGGCCCAAGTCAACGTTGACACGTTCAACCGTGAGGTCAGAAATGGTCTGTTAATTGGTGAGTCACCAGACAAGATCGCCAGGCGATTGAAAGGCAGATTGCGGCAGGGCCAGACTGGCAGCGTCAAACAGCTGGCTCAGAAGGGCGGGCAACTAACGGCCAGGGCCAACCGTGAGGTGAGCACATTGGTGCGGACAAGCATGAACCAAGTGGCCAACGCTGCAAGCCAGCAGGTGTATCAGGCCAACCAAGATGTCACCAAAAAGTATCGCTACATTGCGACGTTGGACGGCAGGACATCGCCCATCTGTCGCTCACTTGATGGTCGCGAGTTCAAATACGGCAAAGGCCCGCAACCTCCGCAGCATTTCAACTGCAGGTCCACCACGGTGCCTGTTGTTGATTACAAGGGTTTGGGGTTATCAGCACCGCCGCCGGGCAGACGCAAGGCGGCACAAGGAACAGTGCCCGCCAATCAAACTTATGGTCAATGGTTGTTTGACCAATCCAAGGCTGATAAAGAAAAAATCTTGGGCGGCAAGCGCCGTGTGGCTTATTTCAACAAGCTGTCTCGCAAGATGGGGCCAAGCGAGGCAATACGACGTTTTGTCAAAGATGACGGGTCAGAGGTAACTTTGGAATATCTACGCAATGAATACGGCGATGTCCGAATTGGCAAGTAAGTACAAGTTCTCAGTGCAAGGCGCTGAGCCTGAGGCCAAGCCCAAAGCAACGGCCAAGAAAAAGTCCGCTAAAAAGGAAGCACCTAAGGAGGCCGACTGATGCCTGGACATTACGGGATGGGCAAGCCTAAGGGCAAAAAGAAAAAGGGAGGCAAGAAAAAATGAAAAAGGGCTCTCGCGTTGCTTGGTCTTATGGCGGGACCAGGACCACAGGAGTGGTTCAAAGCGTTGCTAAATCCGATCGCGTGTCAATCAAGACCCGCAGCGGTGGCACTGTCACCAGAGTTGGTTCTGCTGATGATCCGATCGTGCGGATCAAATCAGACGTGACTGGCAACACTGTCTTGAAAAGGCGCTCAGAGCTGAGCCCTGCCAAGAAGGCCAAGAAAAAGTGACGATAGAAAAGGGCGGCCACAAATTTGAGGGGCTTGACAAGCCCATCAAAACGCCCAGGCACCCTAAATACGCAGCGGCAGTCGTCACTAAGGTTGACGGCAAAGAGAAGCTGCTGCGGTTTGGGCTGCAAGGCGCCAAGCGTTTTCCGAAGCGCGAGGGTGAAAGCAAGGCGGCAGCAGAGGCGCGTAGCAACTGGAAGAAGCGCCATGCGCACAACATTCGCCGTGGTCCAAGCTCAAAGGCTTACTGGGCGAATAAATTTCTTTGGTAGTAGATTTGGCGTGAAATCAACCTTACGGGTTATTCATGTCTGAAGAGCAAAATCAGGAGATTACGTCTCCCGCAGCTCCAAACAATGCCGAACTGGATGCACTCAAGAACAGCATCCAGGCGTTGGAGAAAAAGAATTACGAGCTGATTGGCAAGCTCAAAGACGCAAAAACAATCCCTGACGGCGTTGATGTTCAGGAGCTGCTTGACTTCAAACGCAACGTTGAGCAGAACAAGCTCGAATCAGAAGGCAAGTACACCGAGGCGCGTCAGGCTCTTGAGCAGCAGTTCCGCGAGGCTGCTGAAGCCAAGGACAAGCGGATTGCTGAGCTTGAAGCACGAGTCCGCGAGCTTGAGCTGATTGCACCTGCGAACACAGCATTGGCCGATGTTGTGCATGATCCGAGCATCGTATTCAAGGCAGACCTGCTGAAGCCGGATCAGATTGAACGTGAGGCTGATGGCACTGTTGTTGTCGTCAATGGCTACGAGCGCAAGCCGATTGGTGAGTGGGCCAAGTCTTTGCCCAGCTATATGCAGAAAGCGCCCAAGCCGGTGGGCAGCGGCGCGCCTTCTGGGCGCATGTCTGGGGAAACTGTTTACACAGGCAACAACCCGTTTAAGCCTGAAACTTTCAGCCTGACGGAGCAGGGACGTTTATTTAGGCAAGATCCTGACCTTTATCAGAGGTTGAAAGCTGCGGCTAACCGTTAATATGCGGAATAAGGCAAAGCTACGCAGAGCCGATCGGGTTACGCCCACACCGTAAACATCTTTTTCTGAGGATCTGTCATGGCGACTCTTCGCTCTGACATCATCATCCCGGAGGTGTTCACGCCATACGTTTTGGAAGCTACTACTCAGCGTGATGCCTTTTTGGCTAGCGGTGTGGTGCAACCTATGGCTGAACTGAACGCCTCCGAAGATGGTGGTGACCACGTTCAAATCCCTTTTTACAAAGCAAACCTGTCAGGCGATTTTGAGCGTCTGACGGATAGCTCTTCACTGACCCCTGGCAAGATCGAAGCCGACAAGCAAGTGGGAGTTGTCCTACATCGGGGCAGAGCCTTCGAGAGCCGGGACCTGGCCGCCATGGCTGCCGGTTCTGACCCGATGGCTGCTATCGGCAATAAAATTGCTGACTACATTGCCAACCAGCGTCAGAAGGATCTTCTGTCCTGCCTGGCTGGTGTGTTCGGTGCTGTTGGTGACACCAGCTCTGCATCTTTCGCAGGTCTGGCTGTTGACGGCGAAACTGGTGACACCCCTACTCAGCTGACTGCACGTCAGATCGTTGAAGGTCAGTCCCTGCTGGGCGACCAAGGCGACAAGCTGGCTGCGATCGTTGTCCACCCCAAGGTCTATTACGACCTGAAAGAGCGCCGCGCGCTCGACATGATTTACGACAACAACGGTCAGCCTGACTCTGACGCAACTCAGGGTTCTCTGGCTGGTGCCTTTGGCCCCGTTGCTGTTCCCACCTTCATGGGAATGCGCGTGATTGTGTCTGCTGATGTGCAGACCGCTGGCTCTGGTGCTTCTACCGAATACGCCAGCTACATGTTCACCCAAGGCGCTGTTGGCTCTGGCGAGCAAATGGCACTCCGCACTGAGGTGGACCGCGATGTGCTCGCGAAATCTGACGCAATGGCCATTGACCTCCATTACGTCTACCACCCCATCGGAAGTAAGTTCTCCACCTCCGTCTCTAACCCCACTCGGGCACAGCTCGAAACCGTGGGCAACTGGACCAAGGTTTACGAGACGAACAACATCGGCATTGTTCGTATTACTTCGACTTCTGCACTTGACTGATCGAGGTAACTAACCATGGCATCCATTTTTGAGGCAACAGCTGGCAACCTCGTCGGTCCTACCGGCGGCGGTACTGTCACCCAGGCCACCAGCAAGGCCACTGCCGTGACTCTCAACGCAGAGTCCGGCCAGATCACTCTCAACAACGCTGCTCTGGCAGCTGCTGCTGAGGTCACCTTCCAGGTGAACAACGACAAGATCTCCGCCACTGATGTGGTGGTGGTGAACCACGGTTCCGCTGGCACCGCTGGTTCCTATCTCGTTAACGCCAACTCTCTTGCTTCCGGCTCCTTCAAGGTGACGGTGGCAAACGTCTCTGCTGGTTCTCTCAGCGAGGCTATTGTCATCAACTTTGTTGCTCTTAAGGGCGCTTCTAGCTGATGGCGATGCACGCCTTTCGGCGTATGCGGGAACGCGAGGCTGCTGCGAAAGCGGCGGCCTCTGCCTCCTCAGACGCTGAGAAAAAGACTTCTACTGTGAAGCCCAATGGCCGTAACAATCGACGCAACAGCGGGCGGAGCAAACGCCAACAGCTACATGACGCTGGCGCAAGCTGACGCCTACGTCGAGGCCATGATCAGCAGCACCGATGTTTCCAAGTGGAGCACGGGCACTGATGACACACGCAACCGGGCGCTTGCAGCAGCGGCGCAACGCTTGGATCGTGAAAGATTTATTGGCGCAAGGGCAACCAATACGCAGGCACTGCAATGGCCGCGCACTGGTGTTCGCAAGCCTGACACCTACGTCAATACCTACGCAACGGGTTTCCCGTTCCGCATCTCTGAGGATTACTTTTCAGAGACTGAGATTCCTGATCAGATCAAGCGTGCTCAGATTGAGCTTGCTGTTTACCTGCACAACAACACTGACGGCATCAGCCTCAGTGGTTTGAACGACTTTAAGAACGTCAAGATTGGCAGTTTGGATGTCACGCCAGACAAGACAGGTGCTGTCGGCGCAGATCATGTGCCACCGATGTTTGAAAGGTACTTGACGGGTCTTAGAATTAGCGGACCGGGCAACATCGCTATCAAACGGAGCTGACCATGTACGGAGACCTCAAAGGCGGCTTCGAGTTCATCTCAGACACCGCTGAGCACACTGGCCGGTTCTGCTTGATTTACTTCAAGGAAGACACCGTGAT